CCACCACCAGCAAAGTGTTGAACCAGACCACCTCCAGACATTCGCTGAGATCTCTCCAAATCCGTCATTCTCCTGCTTCTTCCATCATCACCACTAAAGAAATCACCAAAAGCACTACCAAATGTTTTAACTTTTGCTTGTTCAGTCAATGAATTAGTACCACCACCTCCTCCTCCAAGTCCAGGAAGATTGGTTCCACCACCAGCAGCATTCATTCCTTCAAGAGTATTAATACCCCACTTATCTACTGCACCCTTAGACATAACAAACTCACCAGCAGTTAGTTTGGCAGGTACTCTGTCTACTCCCTCCTGTCCTGATACAAAACCACCTGTATTAAAATTCAACATACCAGGGTAAGTCCCTGTCTCACTGTATGCTTGACCACGGGGAACATTCACTTTACTCTTATCATCTTGCTGTCTAAACTCATCTACAGTGAGAGTGCTATCATCATCTTGCTCATCAGCTGCTTGTCTATTTTGTTGTATTCTCTGTCCCATATACGCTGCACCAGCACCAATAGCAGCAATACCTAAGGCAGTTGCTAAGTAAGGATTAGCTGCAATAGCACCCCATGTAGCCGTCAACAAAGATTTAAGACCTCCTAAAAGTTGAAGAGTGCCAAGTGCCAAACCCCCAACTAATTTCATTATTTTAAGTCCAATATCAAAAGCAACAAGAGCAAGAATACCGTTAACTATCGCAGGAAGAGTATTAACCATAAACTCTTTAAATGCTTCTACATTCTTCTTATTAGCAGGGTTACCCCACCATTTCAATAAGGTATTAATACCCCACCCAAGAAGTAATGTCTCAAACCATTTAACAATATTACCCCACAAATTCTGCATGGGTTTGGTTATTGAACCAAGTAAACTAGGAATTGCTTTTGTATTTGGTTTTGCTTTAGACTCTCTTTCCGTCTCCCTATCGGATCTCTTTTTCTTTCCTGCCTCTTGCTTCTCTTCAGCAGCAGCATCTTCTTCAACCTCTGTCTGCGTTTCTATAACTGCAAGAACACCACTAACATTATCATTGATACTCTTTAACAAATCATCCAGTCTGCTATCAAAAGCAGCAGCCATCCTGTCACCCAGACTTGGTTCTCCTGCAGATAACGCCCCCCTAATACCTATACTACTATCACTCTTCTTATTAAGCACCTTCACAACAAAAGACTTGAACTTAATAGGATCTTTTGTTTTATGTACCTCTATTCTTTCTTGCTTGGATAAAGTCCGACCAAATAAAGTACCATTAGCAGCAACATCCTGCTTTACAGTGTTGAAAAAATTGTCAGACTTAATTGCCATCTTGTTTTTGCTTTTCCCTTTCTTCCTCTAGGTGTTGTTTGAGGAGTTCAACGTAGATGTCACGCTCCCAAGGGATCATGTTTTCTATCTCCGTTAAGCTATATTTATGGTACTGCATTAAGGAAAAGTTAATTCTATAGTATGCCTCAAGACTCATATGAGACATCGCTACCCGAAAAAAGACGCTAGTCCCTCCAGGGTGACAGTACTTTTCTTTTTAGTCTTTGGATTAGTTATCGCAACATCATAAGAAAGTTTAGGCATAGTCTCAAAGAATCTCTCAATCTGTTGGAACTGTGAGGAGTTCAACTGCTCTAGAAATTCACTCAATTCTTTCTTACTAAATTCAGAAGCCGTCCATGCTTCTTCTTCACTGTATATAGTGTCAATACATTGCGAAATCAGATCAAATGATTGTTCTAATTGTGTACCCTTAGTACCAGTAACATCAAAGTTAGTCTGAATAAACTGATCCAAAGAAGGATACTTCATCTTCATAGTTAAAGTATCATCCAAAGGAATAGTATCCTCATGATCCTTAGACTTCTGAATTTGTATCTCATCAATAGGGATTACAATATCAACTTCAGTCTTCTCATCATCAGGACAAGTGACAGTAACTTCTACCTCCTCACCAACAGACTTACCTCTGATGTTAAGGAACAAAAATTCAATATCAAATGTAGGAAGTGCTTCTACTTTGACTTTTGATTTGATGCAAGACTTAAGAACTTCTTTAATCGCTCTCGATATATCCTTTTGATTTTCACTCTCCATAGCAAGCACGAGAAGTTTCTCTTCTCTAACTAGGAAAGGTCTGTAGGTTATTGTTTCTCCTGTCGATGGCAATTCAAGTTCATAACTTGGCGTGCTAATCTTTGGTAAAGGCATAACAAAATATAATATTATGTGTTTTTATTTAGCGGGTTATGCCAAACCTTCTCCAATAGAACTATTAACAGTACCAGATAGGGTACCAGAACTAGTATTTCGCTGATTTATTAAGCGTTGTGTGTTTATATCCGACCTAGAGACGTCCTTGAGCGCTTGATTTGGTTGCCCAGGTTCTCCTTGTTCCTGATTTATCTCTCTCAATTCTCGTATCCGATCCTGATTTTTGCGAATAGAATTCTTACCATCTGCTTCATTAAACGCAGAACCAGAACCCTCAAGAGACCGTGAACTACGGTCAAAAGGATTAGAAGGATTATCTCGTGGTGCGGAGAGTACTGGTTGAGAATTACCAAAGTAACTATCTGCTCCCATCATCCCAGGATCTCTAACACCAGTCTTATCTGTGATATATCTCTCATAGGAGAACGTCACTGTAAACTCAAGGTTCTGTGACGGATCATATGAAACACTAGCAGCAGATATATTAACAGGAAAAATATTAAGGAAGGTATAAACAATCGCTCCTCTTTTATCAAAAGGACCTACAGTAGCCCAAGAAGCATCCATATCTTTATTAAACTTATAAAGATATAACTCGGAACGATAATTGTCTGGATAGTTAGCAGTATAATAAGCAATACCTTTAGGGTTCTTACCCATCAACGGCATCACATACTCCATCCATGCCTCAAACATATAAAGTATCTGATAATCAGAATCAATATAAAATGTCAAGTCAATAGTGTTATCAAACTGACGCATGTATGCACTCTTCTGCACAACACCATAGAAATCTCTAACATCATGTGTTGATATTGCTGAACCAGGAAGGGAAGTTGCTTTACAAAGCATCCCTGCTTCACTCAACAGAAGTCTAGGTACATCATTAGCAACCAATGCATTATAAAGATTTTGTGTGAACGCAATATGAGATCTGTACTGACTGCTCTGAGCCAGGTTCCCAAACTTATTCAGAAATTTACTTGTACTATACTTAGTACCAGGTATGTTCCCCGCCATCTAAATACGATATGGTGTTTCTATATACTATGTATGTCGTATAAAGGTAGATTTATACCAACGAAACCAAATAAGTACAAAGGAGATACAAGAAACATCGTTTATAGGTCCCTTTGGGAACTAAAATTTATGAAATGGTGCGATCGTAATGTAAATATACTAGAGTGGGGAAGTGAAGAGTTCTTTATACCATACCGCTCACCCCTTGACAATAGAGTTCACCGTTACTTCCCTGACTTCTACATGAAAATCAAAGAAAATAATGGTAACCTAGAAAGATATGTGATTGAAGTTAAACCCCTAAAACAATGTGCCCCTCCTATAAGAGGAAGGAAACAAAAGAAAACATTCATCCGTGAAGTAACAGAGTATGCTAAGAACCAAGCGAAGTGGAAAGCAGCAAAATCTTTCTGTAAAGACAGACAAATAACCTTTAAAGTAGTTACTGAAAAAGAACTAGGTTTATGACTGACAGTTTACTCCTACAAAAACCACATAGAAATAGAGTAACACCTATAATAAAAAGTCTGATAGGTACAGAGGATGCTGACGATTTAATGTTAGAAGTGATTGAAGCCTTAAGTGATACAGTAACACCAGTACCAGACCTAGGAAACTGGTACACCTTTATCTACAAAGCAAAGACTCCTAATATTACATACGATACTAATCCACTGGTTGCTGTAACAGAATACATGCCCAATGGATTCAAAGGTTTTAATGTTCACTGGGGAAGAATGAGAAACTATACCTTCTTAGAGGTAGTTGGACAGTTATATTATGCCCATCCAATGGAAGTAGATGAATTAAAAACAATTCCTTATCAAAATTTTGTTCTAAATAACTAAAAAGATAACTGTGGCATCAGAATCTAGCAACTACATCAGCGCTAACGGAAACCGTTTTGAATTAACGGCTGACTTTGAGGCCCCTGAATTTCCTATAACAACAAAGGATCTTGATTTAGATAAGTTATACACACAGGATCTTGAGACTGGTTGGTTCTCAGATGTTGGTGGATTTTACTTAGATAAAAGTGATGCAGAATCAGCAAAGGATGTTATAGGATTCAATCTCAACAAATCAATCCTTGGAGACACAAATAAAGCTTTATATGAAAAATTAGGAAACAATATTAACACTAAAGAGAATGAACCTGGTAGTGTTGCAGGTAACTCAGGAGATAAATCAACAGCTCTACAAGAAGAATGGCCAGCAGCATCAGCTCTACATAAAAAAGTAAGAAAGGGGTATGATGACTTGAGATATCCCTCTCAAGCATTTGATACTGACTTCATGACCATCAGACAGTTTAAATATGTACCGATGCCTACAGAGATGCAAGTTGCTAGTAACAGAGAAAATAGAGCAGATAGAAGACATAAACAATCTATAGGTTCTGTTACTCTTCCCATCCCAAGTCAACTATCAGATAGTAATGAAGTCGGATGGAACAATAGTGAACTGAATGACTTGCAGATGCAAGGGATAGGTGCTGCACGTAGTGTTATGGGTTCTGGAACACCTTTAGCAACTGCTGGTGCTGAACTGGGAGAAATGATGACGCGACTAAGTAATGAATCAGGAGGAGCACGACAAGCACTCACTGCAAAACTAATTGGTTCTCTACCTGGAATTAATAAGGGTACTAATGAATTACTGGGTAGAATGAATGGACAGATATTAAATCCAAACCTAGAATTAATCTTTAACGGTCCTAAACTACGTCAGTTTTCATATACTTTCAGATTAACACCTAGAAATAATAAAGAAGCAACTACAGTTAGAAAAATAATTCGCTTCTTTAAACAAGGTATGGCAGTCAAAGAAACAACCAGCATGTTCCTTTCTGCTCCTAACGTATTCCAACCTAGATTTTACAACAGAGATGGTAATCAACACACCTTCATCAACACGATTAAGAAGTGTGCCTGTACTACTTTCACCGTTAATTATGTACCAGACGGAACCTATATGACATTACCTAACTCCTCTATGACTGCTTATGAAATATCAATGGGATTCATGGAGATGGATCCAATTACAGATAGTGATTACACAGAACTAGACAACAACAACGACACAGTTATTGGATTCTAATGGCTAAGTACTTCCGCAACATACCCAACTTTGAATACATCTCTCGTATTAATGAGAGAAAATCCAATCGTGATTTTATTGCTGTCAAAAATCTGTTCCGTCGTGCTGTAATAAGAGAAGATATATTTACAGACTTCATGGCATTCACCAAGTATAAAATCGTGGGTGATGCACGTCCTGATGAAGTTGCATATGAAATGTATGGAACACCTAATCTAGATTGGGTAGTTCTTCTTGCGAATAATATTATTAACGTAAGAGATGAATGGCCTTTAAGTCAAAATGACTACGAGAATTATCTAACTGAAAAATATGGTAACACAACAACAGAAATTGATAGGGTTAAGTTCTGGGAAACTGAAGAGATAAAAGATTCAAAAGGAAAAATATTTGTACCGAAAGGAAAGATTGTTGACTCAACTTTTGAATTTACTTTCTTAGATTCAGGAACCAATCAGTTAGTTGAAGTAAGTCCTATTCAAAGTGTAACGTATCGTAAATATGAAGAAAGACTCCAGGAAGATAAAAGAAATATCAATCTCCTGAAGTCTGAATATTTGCCTATAGTACTTGATGATATGGAAACCGTCCTTGACTATGAGCAGTCGTCTGAATACATCAGTCCAACTTTAAAAAGAGGATCTAATCCTAACTTAGGTTAACTCTCAGCAAGTTTCTGAAAATAACTAAGGGCATCATCCTCATCAGCATCTGATGTAGCGGCAACAGGTGCTACTGCAACAGGTGTTCGTTCATCTTCTACCTCAACCTCTTCATCAAGACGAGGACGTTGTGCAGTTTTCTGTCCTAAGACAGACTTAAGACGACGTTCTAAATCATCATATGATTTGAAGTTAGACTGTGATGTGAAGTCTGCAAGGGAGTACTCCTTCTTCCAGAGTGCTTCAAGTGCATCATCGTCATCAAAGAGAGGTGCAGGAGCATCAAACTCTGACTTGTCATAATTCCAGTAACCATCCACCTTGCGTATCTTAAGCTTGAAGTTTGCTCCAGCCCAAAAATCAAATGGATTGATGGGTGTTTCATCTTCAAACTCCGGTTGCATTGCGGCAGTTAACTTATCGAAAATCTTCTTCCCAAACTTGAACAGGAAGACTCCTCCATCATTGTGGGGATTAACTGGATCCTTTACGACATAGATGTTTGCATAGTAAGAAAGCTTACGCTTCTGTCTACGTACAACATCCTTATCAGATTCGTTACCACTGTTCCACAAATCACGATTGTGTTCGGATACTGGATCCTTACCACCTATCGTAGTTAGAGAATTTTCAATGTACCATCCACCTGGTCCTTGGAAAGCATGGGAATAAACCTTTGCCCAAGGTAGGTCCTCACCATCAGGTGAAGGAAGGAATCGTACAACAGCATAACCATTACCGGACTTATCCAGTTCTGGTTTCCAGAGACGCTCATCAGCACCACCTCTGGTGGTACTTGTCTTCTCAATCTCCTTAACTAATTTGGAGGTGAGCGAACCGAGAGAAGACTGTTTCTTTAGACTTGAA